GTGATTCAAAGCGTGTATTCGCTGATCGTAGTGGTTCTGGCGACCTTTCTAAGTTTGGTAAGGACTTCATGTACGGACACCTTCTTGGTGTTATGACTGGAAAAGGTTGGGACACTGACTACTCTAAGATCCTTATGGAAAAATTAGGTATCAACTATGCAGCTAATGCTGGTGATATCGCTCAAGAAGTTTCTACTCAAATTGAGAAGGAAATTATGCTTGAGTTGCGTTTGGCACAAGCCTTCCGTGAAATTACTATTAATTCACAGACTCAGGTATTGCCAATCCAGACAGACGCAGGTCCTGCTGCTTGGGGTTCAAACACTGATACCGCAGGTAACTTGGAGAACCGTCCTCAGGTCACTAACGTTCAATACAACGCTAAGCAGGTAATCCTGAAAGCAACTCGATTGATTTCGACTACTTTCATGGACAACAACATTGACGAAGAAGTCCTTGTTAACTTGATGCCTATGCTTGTTGAGTCTGTTGCTCGCGCTCATGCTCGTGCAGTGGATGCTGCTCTTCTTACCGGCACTTCAGGCGGTGCAGAAGCATTTGATGGCCTCGAAGCTCTTGCAGGCTCTAACGCGTTTGAAACTTCAGTTAACGCTGCTGGCGCAGGTGTTGTAGATGCTGCAGACTTCCTCGCAGCTCGTAAGTTGATGGGTAAGTATGGCATGATGCCAGAAGATCTGATTTATGTTGTATCACAGAAGCGTTACTACGATCTGATTGCTGATGCCGGCTTCGCCGATATCACAGACGTAGGCTCTGACGTAGCAACTAAGATTACAGGTTCTGTAGGTTCTATCTTTGGAACTCCAGTAGTTGTATCTGATCAGACCGAAGCAGAAGGCGCAAGCGCATCTGTAGGTTATGCTGTAAACGTTCGTAACCACGTAATCCCACGTCTCCGCGGTGTATCCGTAGAGCAAGATTACGAAGTACTTAATCAGCGTCGAGTAATCGTTGCTAGCCAGTCACTCGGCTTCAACCAACTCGTTGCTAATAACGGTACTACTGACGTATCTGTTGTTAAGCTGACCCAAGCGGCTTCTTAATAACTTTACAAACTGGGGAGGTTCGCCTCCCCAAGTTTTTACTAATATACTTATGGCAGATTTAACAACATTAAATGACTATAAAGCAGCGGAAGGGATTAATAGCCCTAAAGACGACGCTCGCTTAAATTTTCTCATTCCTTCTGTGAGTGAATTAGTAAAAACTTATTGTGCTAATAGTTTTGTAGACTATTACTCTAGTAATAAAGTTGATACTCTTAATATTGACTGGGATACTCATATTATACAACTTACTGAGAGTCCTGTAACTACAATCGTATCTGTAGAAGAGCGAAATTCTTATGGGGATGCTTATGTTACTTTAACCACAGGTAACTATGAGTATTTCTTAGACTCTGCTACTGATAGTATTATGCGTACTACAAGTGGTAGTACTTATATAAATTGGCGTCGTGGCCCAGGTGCAGTTCGTGTAACCTATAAAGCTGGATACGCTACTCTGCCCAGTGACTTACGACTAGCAGTTTTTGATCTAATTACATATTACTTGAAAGATGAACATAAAGAGCGACGGTCAATTGCTGGCGCTAGTATTCAAAATCAGTCAAGCTCGAGTCAGCGTAATAATGTGGCATTTCCAGATCACATAAAACGTGTACTTGATCTTTATAAAAACTTTTAATGGCTAAGAGAGATTTAGAGGCAACAGTTAAAAAAATACAAGAGTTGATGGAACAAACTTCAAATTCTTATAGGAAGATAACTTCAGACAAAAAAGTTCATAATATTTTAGTGAGTCAACAAAGAATCATGACTCAAATAAAAAGAGAAATGGAAAAAAGAGGGGGCTATAAACCGGGAAACCTTCCACAGAGTATTATTGATATTATCGAAACTGAAGTTCCAAAGATGTGTTCAGGAATGTATCAAGATTTTAAAAATTTTAATACAGATGCAAAGAAAACAACGGTATCAAACCTCAAAGGAGATGCCCGAAGGTTTACTTTTACTATAGGAGCTAAAAAAGCCGGAACAGTCAATGTATTTAATAGATTTCGGGCAGTAAAACAAGTACGGCAAAGACCTCTTTTAAGAAAATTAAGAGCCCAAATTACAAAACTTAATAAGGGCGGAAGAAGATCAAAAGAGATCGAACAAATAAATTCTAGCTTTCTTGATATTGGGCATGAAGAAGGGTACAGTATCTCTGAGCAGAGAGCTAGAGAAGTAAATAAAACACTATTTGAATGGTCTTCAGCTCAAAAAAACCCAGAAGTACAAAAGTTAATTAGAGAGCTATCAGACCAAACAGACTTTGTAATAACTAAAAATCCTGGAAAAAACATTGATATTATATCGGTGGCTTTAGAAAGTAAATTTCTTAATAGACAGAAAGGCGGATCAAAAGAAAAAGCCTTAATAGAGAATATAAACAAAGATTTAAAAGTTATAGTAGAGTCTTTTGGGACAGATTTTTGGGCTAACCAAGAGGGTTCTGACTCTAAAGTGTCTAAGTCCAAAAAAATAATCCTTAATGAATTTTCATTAGTTGCAAAAAGAAATAAAAATATACGATCAAATATTAAACATCAAAAGATTAAAGATCAAAAAAGCTCAGGAAAAGGGAAAAAGAAAGCCAATAAAGTGACTGCAGGTGCTGCATTTAAAGATAAGACAGCAGTTAAAACTCCAGCATTTGAAAAAAATAACAGACGCAGCATGTTTTCCATAATGGCAATGATTAATCGAAAACTACCTGAAACTATTGAAAAGAACATGAGATCGCCGGGATTAGAAAATAGAACAGGAAGATTTGCAAATAGTGTAAAGCTTACTGATGTAAGTCAAACTAAAAGAGGATTCCCTAGTTTCGGTTATACTTATCAAAAAGATCCCTATCAGATATTTGAGGTGGGAAGGGGTAAAAGCCCTTGGGCCACCACTAGTAGGGATCCTAGAAGATTAATTGATGCTTCTATTAGAGAAGTCGCAGCAGAAATGGCTTTAGGAAGATTTTATACTAGGAGAGTATAGTGGTAGAAAAAGCAGCACATAGACAGTATACTAGCCGTCGATCTGCGATTACTAAAGGCTTATCTGAAAAAATTGCACAAATTGATGGTAGAGGTATATATCATAGTGCTATTGCTGAAGTAAGCCCTCGTCTTAAATTTTGGGACGAGGTAGAAGAATTTCCCGCAGTACATTTGAATGCAGGATCTGAAAGTCGTCAGTACCAAGGCGGACAATATAAAGACCGCTTTTTAAATATTACAATTCGATGTTATGTAAATCAAGAAGACTCGGTAGATGCTCTTGATGAATTACTAGAGGATGTAGAAACAATTTTAGAAGAAAATAGTAGATTTGTATATTATGACCGAATGGGTCTTGAGCAATTTACACAACAAATCACAATCATTAGTATAGACACTGATGAAGGTGTGTTAGATCCTCTAGGGGTAGGAGAAATTCTTATAGAGGTTCGATACTAGAAACGACTGGCACGAACAAAAGTTCACGTCCAAGTCTTTTCAAAGTTCATAGGAGATAATCTATGGCAGATAAACTTTATTTTAGTCGCGATACAAAATTGTATGTCGAACTAACAAGTAACGCTGGAGTCCATCAAGGGGTCTGGGAAATCCCAGTACTAGATGGCTTTAGTTTTTCTCAAAGTACTAATCAAACAGAAATTGGTTTGAATGAAATGGAAAGTACTTCAGGTATCAGTCGTCGAGGCCGACGTCTTTTTACAGACTCTCTTGCTCCTGCTGAATGGTCTTTCAGTACTTATATGCGTCCAACTCTTAAAGGTGCTAACCATCACCTTGTAGACGAAGTTCTCTGGGCAGCAATGGCAGGTGCTGATCTTCATGGATCTTCGCCAGGTACTGAAAGTTCAGATTATGATCGTAACTCTGGTGATAAAGTAGGTGACTCAAACGCTCGTGTTCTTGATGTATCAACAGGTATTTTAAATTTTAAAGAGTCTAACCGTTCTACTCTTCCAAAAATCACTTTGTATTTTGTATTTGAAACAGACGCTGCAGAGCCTATGGTATACAAGCTAGGTAACGCAATTGTAAACGAATGTTCTATTGATTTTGATATTGACGGAATTGCAACTGCTAATTGGTCAGGTTCTGCAAAAGAAGTTACGGATATGAAGAGTGCGGGTCAAGTAACTGTTCAATCTGGCACTACTATCTCAGGCGCAACTGTAGGGGATGTTTTCCTTGATTCAAATGACGACTTATCATTTGGCGTAGCTACAGCAGCAGCTGTTCGTAAAGCTGCTTATACATCAGGTGTAACTTCTACAAACAACTTCATTCGTAACCGTTTGACGCAACTAGAAGTTCGTGGTCAAAACCCTGACGTTATGGAAGGTAAGCCTGTAACAATTTCTGGAGTAAGTAATGCTTCTTCGGCTGTTCTTACAGTAGCTTCTGGCCATGGCGTAATCGTCGGGGATACTATTGCGATTACAGGTGTAGTAGATGATAATACTTCTACAAACAATACTCTTCAAGCAGCTCTGAATGGTAAGAATCATACTGTAACTTCAGTAGGCTCAACAAGTATTACTGTCTCTACAAGCACTTCTGGCTTAGACGGGTATGGTAGTGCAGGAACTGTTAATACCGGTATTTATAACTTTACCTTAACCGGTGGAAATCTTACAATTTCAAATAATGTAACTTATCTTGTACCAGAAGAATTAGGTACAATTAATAAGCCAATTGAGGGTGTAACGGGCTCTAGAGCAATTGGAGGTAACTTTACTTGTTATTTGGTATTTAACGATGCTGGAGCAGATGGCGCCAACACCGGAGCTTCTGCAGACTTCTTCGCGGACCTTGTAGATCCTACAAAAGGCTTAACAAAAGTCGTAAACGAGTTTGACGTTACATTTAAGGTAGGGGGCACTACAGCTTCTACTCCTCGTGTAGACTTAAACTTCCCGAAAGTACACATTGATGTACCTTCTCACAATATTGAAGATGTTGTAAGTTTGGAGACAAGCTTCGGTGCTTATACTAATGATTTTGATACTGTAGATGAGTTTAATATGACAGTACATGGAGTAAGTGCTTAATAACTATAATAAAATTGACTGAAACCCGCTTCGGCGGGTTTTTTCTTTTAAGGTGGTAAAAATATTTCTTGACATTTTTCCTTGCCTTCGATATAATATGTGGTACAAATGAACAACAACTTTAAAAGGATAAAAAAGCATGACTGAAAAAGAAACACCTATTTCTCTCGCGAGTCTAATGACCCCTAGTAAAACTGTAACACTTGATTTTCCAGGCTGTGCAGATATGACAGTAGATCTGTGCTATCTAGCTCGAGAAGAGTTGTTAAAACTTCGTAAGAAGTGTATTACTACAAAGTTTAGTAAGAGGACTCGTCAGCCAGAAGAAGAGCTGAATGAAGAAAAGTTTCTTACTGAGTACTGTAAGGCAGTAATTAAAGGATGGAAAGGACTGAAACTTCGATACTTAGAAGAGCTTCTTTTGGTTGATATTTCTGAACTTGATCCTGAAGGTACATTGCCATTTACTCAAGAAAATGCAGAGCTTCTTATGAAGAATGCAAATGATTTTGATACTTGGGTAACGGAAACAGTAGGTGACCTCGAAAATTTTACCAGCAACAAGTAATTGAAGTAAAAAGATTACTTGAACGCTTTGTAAGAGACAGTTCGCAGATTGATGTAGATAAATACTTACTTATTTGTGAACAATTAGGACAAGAACCAGACCCAGCAAAAATGCCGCTCGATTCTTCGGATTTTCCCGAGGAGGTTCAAGTGGCATTTTTTATATTCAGCTTTTTGTCAGACAACTGGGATGGAATGTCGGGCACATATTTAGGAAAAGATTGGACGCAATGTAATCAACTTTTCGAATTGTATGAAATAGAAAATAAAAAAGAAACGTTATTTTTTATGAAATTATATGAAAATATTATAGTCTCATATAAAGCAGAAGAATCAGAGAAAAAACGTAAAGCAGAAGAGCGAAAAGCAAAGTCTGCAGGAGGTGGAAATAAGTACACCCATAACGTGCGCGGCTAATGGCAAACAATAAAGTTTATATTGACGTAGTTATAGATGACAAGGGCACTACAAAACGTGTAGCCGTCGAAGCAAACAAGCTTGGGGGTGCATTGGATAAAACGGGAAAGTCTGCTCGTACTGCTGATCGAAACCTCAAAGGTGCTGCACAAACTTCTGCAAATGGAACCAAAAACTTTTCAAAAATGGCGCAAGGCCTCTCTGGAGGTCTTGTTCCTGCTTATGCAACTCTAGCTGCTCAAATTTTTGCAGTAAGTGCCGCTTTTCAATTCTTAAAATCAGCAGGTGATTTAGTAACTCTTCAAAAGGGACAAGTAGCTTATTCTAGTAGTACTGGTATAGCTATGAGAACTCTTACTAATGATATTATTGCGGCTACGGATGCTCAGATCTCTTTTAGAGACGCTGCACAAGCAGGAGCAATTGGTAGCGCAGCGGGGCTACAAACAACTCAAATAACGGCTTTAGGTAAAGCAGCTAGAGATGCTTCTGTCATTTTAGGTAGGGATACTACAGATTCTTTTAACAGACTTATTAGAGGTGTTACAAAAGCAGAGCCAGAACTTTTGGATGAATTAGGCATTATACTCCGTTTGGAAGATGCTAGTAAAGCGTATGCGGATTCTTTAAATTTAAATGCGAAAGATTTAACCCAGTTTCAAAAAAGTCAAGCAGTTGCTAATGATGTATTAAGTCAGGCAGAGAAAAAGTATGGCAGAATCATAGCTATTGTTGATCCGGGTGTTAACAAGTTCAATCAACTAGGAAAAGCTTTTGATGATATTGTAAATAATATTAGAGAAGTTGCAGTTAATATAGCTACACCTCTTGCAAATTTATTCATTGAATTTCCTTCAATTGCTTACGCGGGTTTCTTACTAATAGGTAAGGGGGTACTTACAGCAGCGCTACCCGCCCTCTCCCAATTTCAAGAAACTATGAACGGTGTAGCAAAGAGCTCTTCAGAATCTTTTAAAAGTGCTCAAAAAGATATAGAAAATTATACAAGAACTTTAAAAGCTGCTTCAGGAGATAAAGGCGCTGCTAAGGCTTTGGGTAAGCAAGGAGCCGCTGAAGCTAAAAGCGCCCTTGCAGCAGGAGGAATCACAAAAGGTAGAAAAGGCTCTGGAGTAGCAGCTATACTCGGAGGGAAACAGTTATCCGCTAGACAACTAGCCGCTACAAAAAAATCAGCAACGGCTATGACCGGCATCTATAAAACTATGGATGATAAGATTCGAAGAGACTTTATAAAAGCTCTAGATGATATGATTATCGCACAAAAAGTCGCTAGTGGTAAAATGATAGTAGAAGCAGAAAGAGCCGGAAAAGGTATTTCAGTGGCCTTTATGAAAATGAAAACCGCAGTAATAGGCGCTTTTTCAAGTGTTGTAAGCTTTGCAGCTAAAGCAGGAGCTTTTATCAGTGGTGCGTTTTTCTGGCTTCAACTCGCTGGTCTAGCATTTGGAGCAGGAAAAATAGCGTATGACTTTTTCTTTAAGAGCAATGAACAGATGGATAAATCAGTCTCTAAGCAAACAATGCTGGCCGATAGACTGCAAAGTTTGAACAAAGACTATGAACATTTTGCTGAAGTGCAGAAAGTAATGTTAGAAGATGCTCCTAATGCTTTGAACTTTTTTAAGTCTTTTGGGGATGTTGTAGGCTCTCTTACTTCTGGGCAGCTTCGTCTACTAGTAGAGCAATTGCAAGAAGTAAATCAACAAGGATTTGGACAGTTTCAAAAAGCATCTGCTACTGCATTGGAGGCGACTACTATAGATCTAAAAAATCTACAAGAAACTTTTGGGGCTGGAGTTGTCGGTAGTAATATTGCTCAACAAACAGCATTTGTTTTCGATAAGCAGCAGAAAGCCTTAGAAGCTACAAATAGTACTTTCTTAGAGTATGTAAAAAATAAAGAGAACGCTACAGAAGCAGAAAAAGATGCTGCGAACTTTTTAAATATGCAAATAAACTCATATAAGAATATGCAAGAAGCTCAAGGTGGAACCTCAAAAACTGGGAATGCTTATTTAAAACTTCTTAACCAATTAAATACAACAGGTAAGGTAAATATAAATGACCTTATAACCGCAAAAGATGCCTACTTAGATGTTGCAACAAGTATAAAAGAGCTGGCGAATATATCCGATCAAAATAAGCAACAAGTTGGAGATTTTGTTAGAAGCTTATCTGGCTCCTCGCAAGAAAGCCAGCTATTAAAAAGTTTGGCGAAAGAAAGAGAAACAATTCAAAAGATTACCGATGATACTAGTACTGATCATCAAAAAAGATTAGATCAAATTGCAAAAGAAGAAGATCTTTTAACAAATATTATAAAACAGCAATTTGATATTAAATTAGCAACAGTAAACCTACAATCCAAAAATTTAGAGCAGCTAAGAGGTGCTACTAAAGGGCAGAAAGAAAGATTAAAAATAGAGCAACAACTCAGTAAAAATTCTATAGAACAAGAAAAATTAAAATTAGCAATTTTTGGCTTGGAACAACAAGCTTTAGTTCAGGGGGTCGACATGTCTCTACAAGATCAGAGACTTCTTGACCTTAATAGAGCAAAATTAGAAGTAATTAAGCAGCAAAATATAGATTTAATGCGACAAAAAGATATTGGCGCAGAACTAGAAGATACTATAAAAAATAGTTTTGAATCTGGGTTTGAGAAAGGTCTTGCAGATATTATAAAAGGAAAGGTTACTAGCTTAAAAGATGCCGTAGCTAACTTAACAACGGGTATTTTAGAAAGTATAGCAGATGTACTGGCAAAAAGATTAACAGATAAAGTAGTGGATTCCTTATTTCCTGCTGAAGATCCCGCTGCAAAGATGAAAAATGCTCTTGTAGAGGGAGGAACTATAGCTGCGAATTTAATGTCAAACGCACTAGCCCCCGGAGCTGCCCCAGTATCTTCCAGCTCTATCGATTCTATGATTAATGATATTGCAAGTATGGGAGCGACTACTGGAGCTACCTCAATATCTTCCAGCTCTATCGATTCTATGATTAATGATATTGCAAGTATGGGAGCGACTAGTGAAACTACTGCTGGAACTAATGAGCAGGGGCCTTTTGCTACTCTTTTCAGCAATTTAATAGGTAAAAAAGCAGGTAGAGATGATTCTGCGGCTCGACGAAGTGACCCTTCTTCAATGCCTGCTACAGGTCAAGGAGTTTTAGAGGAAGTTGTCGCCTCTAGTGAGGGCGGCGCAAGTGGGCTTACGAGACTTTTTACAAGTTTTACAGATAATATGAAGGGTCTTTTCGGGGGCAATGATGCTCCTTTCTTAGAAAATCTTGGCAACCTTTTTGGAGACTTGGGCACTGACTTCGGTTCTATTTTTAGTACATTAACAAAAGATCTAGGAGGTCTTCTTAGTAGTTTACCAGATCTTTTAGGCAGTCTTTTCGGAGGCATGGGCGGCGGAGGTGCCGGAGGTATTTTTGGTACTCTTGCTACCCTCTTTTTCGCAAACGGTGGAATCGCAAAAGGAGGTTTCCGTTCGGCAGCGTATGCCAAGGGTGGAATTGCAACTCAACCTACTGTTGGTCTTGTAGGAGAGGGTCGACATAATGAAGCAATTGTACCTCTTCCTGACGGTAAATCAATTCCTGTAAGTATGAACGGGGGCGGACAAAATAATAATGTAACTGTAAACGTTGCTATTGATAGTAACGGTCAAGCTTCTCAGACGGAACAGTCAGACGGGCAGCAGGGAGCAAATCTTGGAAAAGCAATCGCAGCCGCAGTACAACAAGAAATTATGAATCAAAGAAGAAACGGTGGGATGCTTAGTCCTTATGGAGCAGCTTAATGGCGGACTTTAGCTTTACAATTCCAGCAGCAGATGTAGATACCTTAAAAAATACTTCGGGTAGCTCAGATTTTATAGCAGTAGCAGACAGGGGTTTATCTAAAACTACTCAGCATAGGGTACTAACTGCTCAATTTGGGGATGGGTACTCCCAAAGAGTTCGTGATGGAATAAATACGAAAGTAGAACGTTTTAGTATTTCTTTTAATAATCGTAATGCTGAAGAAATAAATCTTATTGCGGCTTACTTTGATAGCAAAGCAGGATTGCATTTTGTACTAAATATTACTGATACTTTTACTAGCGGCACCCTTTCTGCAAGCGCAATAAAAGTAATTTGTAACGAGTATAGTACTCAGTATACTAATACCGTTAATCATAGTTTAACAACAACTTTCACAAGAGTTTATGAGCCATAGAAATGACAGACTTAATTGAAACAGTACAGGACACGGAAATTAATGATAGCCTTGTTGAGTTATTTGAAATAACCCTCCCAGGAGCTGCTTCATCTTATTATTTGTTTAATGGATTAGATGACGGAGTAGATAAGATAGAGTTTCGTCAAAATGATTATTTTGCTATACCCATTCAGATTGCGGGTATGGAAATAAGCGCAACAGGTGCTGCTCCTAGACCTACTTTAACAGTTGCAAATATTCCTTCATTAACAAAAAGTTTAGATAATGATGAAGAACTATTAAGTGATATTAAAGAAGTTTTAAACTTTGAGTCAAATGATGATTTTATTGGTACAAAAGTAATTTATCATAGAACTTTAAAATCAAATACTGATAATAATAATGCAACCTCTCCAGAGTTTCCGGCGCAAATTTATTACATAGATAGAATCGCATCAGAGAATAATTTACTTGTAGCCTTTGAATTAGCATCTCCTTTCGACATAGAAAATACAGTATTACCACATAGAGTAGTAATAGGAAAATACTGCCCTTGGCAATACCAAGGAGTTCAACTAGGCCTAGGAGGCGGGTGCACGTGGCCTTTGAATAACCAGCCTTTTGAAGAGCCTAATGGGAAAGGTTTATACTTTAAAAGTGATGATAGCTTAATTAGTCGCGATTTAAATCAAACCGGTGCAATTAATGTCTGGAGTAATGCGCCTACTAGCTACAGTGCTACAAATAAAGTTTTCACAACAGATACTGTAAATGGTCATACTCATACGAGAGTTTGGGAGGCTTTATTTACAAATAGCGGAAAAGATCCTAGAGTATATAATAAGTATTGGAAAAGAATAGATATATGTGGAAAAACTCTAGCTTCTTGTAAGAAAAGATACCAAGGTGTTTATAACGGGCCCACTTTAGACCAAAACGTACACTTACCGTTTGGAGGCTTCCCAGGAAGCAAAAAGTTTAAGTGATTGAGGATATAAGAGAACACTTTGAAAAAGAGTACCCTCAAGAAGGTTGTGGTGTAATAGGGATTGTAAAAGGTAAGAAAAGATGGTTTTCTTGTGACAATATTGCAGATAGTACTAAAGATTTTATAATGTCCTCTTCGCAATATTTAGAAATAAAGAAAAAGTGTGATATTTTTGCGATTGTACACAGTCATCCAGATACTACAAATGAAGCTTCTGAGTATGATGTAAATTGTTGTAATGTACTAGGAATACCTTATTATATATTTAGCTACCCAGATATGGAACTAAATATAGTTGAGCCAAAAACAAAGGCGTACCCTCTTATTGGAAGAGAATATCAATTTGGTG